TTGTAGCGAGTCTTCTTCATGCCCAGGATCGTGCTCGAGGAGATGACGATCTGGTTGCCATCGTCCTCGGTACCCTCATACCAGTCGTAGCGCAGGCCGGAACCCGGGCTACCGTATGCCTGGACGAGAGCCTGCGCACCCAGGAACAGTGCTCGCGCCGCAGGCTGGGCGTTGTCGACGCCGGCATTGTTGAAACGGATCACGCCGTTGTGGCTGTGCAGGATGACGCCGCGATGCATACCGAGCGCGCCGGTGAAGATCGGGTTGCCCTGGCCCTGCGCAGCGGCGGCCGCCTTCTGGATTTCGAGCCAGCCGGTCGTGCCCTGGTTCTTCGTCCGCAGGTCGTGCTCCTGGAACGAGTGCATGACCATGACGTAGCGATCCTCGCCATTGATCTTGATCGGGCGCAGCTTCACACGACCATCCGAACCGCCGCCCATCGTCGCCGCCTTGGTGACAGCCCGGTCGATCACGGAGAGGTCCATGTAGTCGTCGTTGCTGAGCGTCGCGAAGTTGGTCGCATCGCCGCCGAACAGCCAGTGGTCGCCGTCGGGCGTCGTGAACTGGTTGCCGGCGAAGCCCGCATAACCGAGGTCCTGGATGAAGTCGCCGTTGATGCCCCGGGAGCCAGACGCAGTCATGAAGGTCTCTTCATCGCTCCAGCGCGCCCACCACTCGGACATCTTGACGCGGGCAATCGAGCGCAGGTTGTGCAGCGTCCGCTTCCGGCTCATCCGGCCGCCGGCGTTAACGCCGCAGCGGACCTGGTCGATCATGATGGTGTCGCTGAAGTTCTTCAGCTTTTCGTGCTTACCGCGCAGCAGGTTGTCACCGAAGGTGGGCTTCTGCGTCAGCGGCGCGAACAAGTCGTACTTGATGGTGTCGCCCGCTTCATTCTCGAGCTCCGTGAGTACCTGGATCGGCACCGGAGCATCCTCCTTCTTGGAGGCAAAGCGGGACTGCCAGTACGAATCGCGTGCCTGGTCGGTGAAAAGCGTGGCGGACCAGCGCTTCACCGCAATGGGGTTGTTCAAGCCAACAATGGTCTGCGACATGAGTTCTTTCCTCGAAATAAGGGAAGGCACTCATGCGCCGGATCGAATTGTCGCGCTCTTGCGCGGGTGAGGTTTACGCGCTCTGCGTATGCCTCGTCAAAAAGGGACGACTCTCGTCCTTCGCCCCTTCTTTGATCGGTGGCCGCTGCCTCGCTAACGGAGCGGTCGCGGGTATCGGTACTCCAGCCTTGACGCGACTCACGTCGTCCGGACTGTCGATCACCAGGCGGGCCCGCTGTCCGGTCTTTTTCTCGAGCCGGATGCGCGTGCCGTCGCCGATGAGCAGTGTATCGCCTGGAGCGAGATCAAGGTGAAGCGACATGGGCGTTATTCCGGCGTGCCAGAGGGCTTGCCCGAGGTCGTGGCCCCCGGCGCATCGCGCAGGTATGCCTCCACGGCATCAGGGGTCATCTTGGCCAGGGCGAGCTCGAGGGAATTAATGTCGCTTCCGTCCAACGTGCCGTACGCGGTGTTGCCGGCCGGTCGTTCCATGGAGGCCGCCGCTGGCGCGCTGGCAAGTGTCTGCGGCACCGCCGGCGGCGTACGGCCCGCAGTCGCTGCTGCCAACGCTACCTCGGCCGCTGTTGGGCCGCCGGCAGCGGGCGCGGCTGTCGGCTTGTAGTCGAATGCTTCGAATGCGGCCTCTGCTGCGCGTGCGAGCAGCTCCTGCGAGGGAAGCTTTCCTCCGGTTTCGCGGTCGATGACCTCGATCGCCCGCTGCATCGCATCGCGACGCACCGGGTTGGCCATGAAGGCCTTGTTGGCCTCCATCCACGCGGCCGAGGCAGTGTTGAAGTCCACGGTAGCGGCATTCGCGGCACGTGTTTGCTCTTCCTGCCAGAGCGTGAGCCGTGTGTTGAAGACGCTCTCTTCTTTGCTTAGCGCGCGGGACTGCGCCTGGAACTCACCGCTGTCGATCTCGCCGTCGTCATAGCGCTTCTGGACCGCGAGGAACTCGGCATCGAAGTCTTTCGGGGCGCTCGGCATCGCGACCTGCGGTGGCGCAGGTGGCGCTGCCGCCGGCACGACGGGCGTCGGCACGCTGGCGGCGGCTGCCGCAGCTGCTGCGGCGGCGTTCGCGGCAGCATCGTCCGTGGCCGCGCCGATGGCAGCGGCCGCCGGAGCACCTTCGGCCGCCGGCACGGCACCCGCGGCGGGCGGCGCTGCCGCCGCCGCTGCAGCTGCTGCGGCGGCAGCAGCCGCGTCCGTTGCTGCTGGAGCTGCGTCAGGGTCGACCAGGGGGTTTTCACCGATGGTTGCCAGCTGCGCGGTGAGCCGTGCTTCGTTGTCGGTGGGCGCGCCGGCGTCGATGTTGTGGGTCGGCTCGGTGTTCGTCGTGTCGTTCATATGGTCCTCACTGGATGGGAGCGGCGGGTGCTGCCGCCTGTGGGTCGTACAGACGGTCCGCCGCGGGAGCGAGCGGCGCCAACGCATGGAGCATTCCAGCGGTCTGAAGGGCTTGCGTCTTACCTTCCACCGTCGTGCTCCGCGCGGTTGCTTCGGCAGCCGACGCGCGTGCGTTGTCGAGCCTGGTCTTTGCCTGCTGGGCCTCGGTCGCGGTCTGCTCCTGTGCCTGCTTCGCGGCATCTGCGGCCTGCTGCGCCCGCAGGGCCTCTGGGCTGTTCTCCAGGCCGGGTGCCGTCTGGCCATTGATCTGGCGGATTCGGTTGACGAGGGCCTGCTTGTTCGGAATGTCCGTGAGGTCGACGGCCATATCGAGCATCTGGACACCGACGTCGGGTGGCATGCGGCCGATGAGTTCGAACAACGACTCGGCCATGGCCATACGAACCGTCTCGCGATAGTCGGTCTGATCGATGACGAAGTCGGCCTCGCTGTCCGTGATGTCGTTGTTCCAGGTCACGTCGCCCGTCGCGTGGTTGTACTGCGGGCTGTTAATGGAAAAGAACTTGATCGCCCCATCTGCGCCGGCGATGCGAACGACCTTCGGCAGCGATAAGAACTTCTCGCAGTTGCTGAGCGTCTTCTGCCCGGACTCCTGGATGGCCTGGCGGAAGTTGTCGAAGAGTTCCGCAGTCGTGACGCTGCCCTGCTGCTGCTTGGCGAGGATCGCCCTGCCGCTCTGGTCGCTGCTGGCGCCCTGGCCCGTGTTCTCGCGTGTGACGCCACTCGCTTCGTAGATGTTGCCCTTCGATTCGGCGAGCATCGCGATCTGGCCGGTCATCGCGTCGAGGGCGCGATCGATCTTGAACTTCTCCATACCGTTCGGCGCCAGGCGGATCTCGCCATCTGGTCGCTTCGCCTCTTCGAGGTTGCGATCCTCGTCCGCTTCCTCCATCGCCCCGGTCTCGTAGATGACGCGCGTGGTCGACAGGTCGAACAGGATCTTCGAGCGGCGCTTGTTGTACTCGTCCTGGGCGTCACGCGCTGGCCGGATGAGGCCGTAAGGCATGCCGTCCCTGTGGCGGCGATACGCCCAAGTAGGGGTGAATGGAAAGCGCTTGTGCTTGTAGGGAGACTTGTTCAGGCGCAGCAGCGTGCCAGGCGTCCAGAGGGCAAACCACATTTCCTCGGTGACGCTGTCGACCAGGCTGACAACGCCGGTGGAGAGAGCGTCCTGCATAACGGCATTCTTCGGGTCGAACGGCAGGCCATTAAGGTCGCTGGCGCTATCGCCCAGGACGAGCGGCGTATTCACGGCACGCTTGAACCAGGTCTCGAGGCAGAGCACGCGCTTGCGCGCCCGACGAAACATGCTGCTCGACCCGTAGAGGTTGAACGAGCCAGAGTTGGCGGTGCGGTCTGACGAGAAGGGCGCCGGTGCGCCAAAGAACATCTGCGGTACCGACGACTCCATGATCAACGACTCCATCGGGGAGTCGAGAGTGTCGATCGCGTGCTTGTCCAGCTCGGCGGCACGATCGGGCCACATAGCGATGGCGTAGTCGAGGTCGATCCACTTGGCGCGGGTCATGTACCGGCAGTCGCGCATGACGTTGCTACGACTGTACGGATCCCACCACATACCCTTCCAGTCCTGGTGGCGGACCGTGATGGCCTCCTCGGACTTGTCGTTGTTGTAGCACTCCTCGGTCCAGCCGATGCCAACTTTCGCCGCATCGGCGAACTGCGCGCTACGCTCCCAGCCGGCGCCGTTCACGTCGGAGATCCACTTCAGGACATCCTTCTTCACCGCGGCAATGTCGACGTCCTGATCGGCCCGGGGCAGAACGTCCCAGTCGATACGCGTGCGGCGTTCGGTACCGATCACCCAGTCAACCATCTGTTTGATGATCGGGAAGGTGAGCGGCGCCTGGCCACGCTCGAGGAGGACCTGGGCATCTTCAGCGCGCCATTGGATCGAGTCGTAGTAGTCCGCGTCGATGAGCTGCTCGCGACGACTGTCGGCGTGCTGGTCACGCGCCTCGGTCCACCAGTCTTCAAGGCGGCGGAGGATCCGCGTCCCTTCGTCGGTGTCCAGGTAGTGCGTCGGCGGGTTGTCCGCAGGATCAGCTGGCTGAAGCGCGCCGAACCCGTCGCCGTTATTCTGACCATGAACGTCAAGCATGCCCGTTGCCATCAGCCCACCGTCCTTTTGCCATTCACTTCGACGAAGAACTCGAGCCCTTCCTGAGCGCAGCCTTCCATGAACGCGTCCAGGCACTTGTCCTTGTAGAGGTCCGGATCGGGTGGCGACTTGCGCAGATCGCCGAGGTAATCCATCACGGCATCCATCACCCGGAACAAGTCGTCCTTGGTCACGAAGCCGTACAGCTGCTGGGCAAGGGGTGGGATCATCAGGTGTATGGCGTTGTGCTCCGCGTACTGCCACATCATCGACAGCGGAATGAACACACCCTTCCCCGGGTCGTTGCGCCTGAGGAAGAGGGCTGCCTGTCGGCCGTGGCCAGTACCGAAGTTCCCGTAGTGGAGTTCGACGGTCAGGTCGCCCTTCTTACCGACGTGGCTATGCCTGGACGTGACGTGGTTGACGCCGGCGTTGTTGCCGCCGCCGGGCGTCATTGCGTAAGCGAAGCTCTCCCGCTTCATCGGCATCAGACCCGAGGCGGCCAGTACGCGACGGGATTCGCGCCGTCGTACGCCGCCAAGGCCTCGGCCTCGGTGTCGTACAGCATCACGCTGCCGATGTGCTGCGCACCGGCGAGGTCCAGCTGCGCCGTGCAGTTGACCATCACCGGCTCTGCGAGGGTGTCCTTGTCGGACCACGACCGGGTGATGATCGCCGGCGCGAGGTCGGTGCCGTTGCTGGTTACGACCTTGCCCTTCACGATGATGATGCGACCGATCGAGCCCTTCATGCCTGCGTCTCCAGGGCTGCCGCAACAGGCACCGGTGCGGTGGCAAGCGCACGGGCGATCCGCTGGAGGAGCACATCGTCGAGCTGATCCATCAAGCTCGCCTGGCGGCGGAGCAACGCTTCGTCCGTATCCGTGGGAGCGCCGTGCCCGTCCAGAAACGCGTTGAGCTTGACCACGCGGGCCGCGAGCTCGGCCTGCTCGGCGCGCAGCCGGTCAAGCCACGTGTCCGCCGGCGGATCCTCGGCCTTCTTGCCGAAGCTGAAGACGTGTTCAAGCATCGCCTTCGCTTGCGGCCACGAGAGCAAATGAGTTCCGTAGCTCTGGGACCCCGGAACCACATCCGGGTGGACGTCTTCGGGCAGCGGATACTGCAGGAACGCCGTAACGTGCTCGTCGGTGACGGCGGTGGGCGCCACGGGCGTAGGCGGTGCAGCCTGCGCGGGATCGGCTGCCACTTCGTTCGTCGACGCGGGCTCCGCCTCCACGAGCTCAGCGCCGAGCGTGCCGGCGGCATCGTCCGCCACCGTTGGCGCTGCCGCATCGACAGCAACCGGCTGCGGATCCACCCTCAGCTGTGATCCGGCCGCAAGCTGCTTGTAGAGGGCGTAACCCTCGAACTGCCAGAGCTTGCCAAGGATCTTGGGCTCCAGGCTCTGCGCGGCGTAGTCCTTGCCCTTCTCGGCGTCGAAGTTCGCCGGGTCCACGCAGGCGCTATGCCCGGTGTCCAGGTAGAAGCGGCCGTCGAGGAACGCGTGCGCAAACGTCGAGGTAGTCCCTTCCGGGTTGGTGAAAACGATCGTGACCCGGGCACGTAGGGCTGCGATCTGGTCCTGCGTAACGCTGTTCTGGTTCATGCTTCCTTCTCCTGCTTAGAATACTGGACGTTGAACGCACGCTCGCTGTCGATCGTGATGTTCCGCTGGACCATGGCCTGGACGTCGTTGTCGTTCAGGCCATATAGGCCGGCGCAGATGCACGTGGCGAGGTTGCCGAAGCGGAGCGCGCCCTCTCGGGCACCGGGCTGGTTCGCCGGTTGGTTAACGTGGTTCATGAGGTTCTCCAATTGCGCTCGCGCCGGTCGTACCGGCGCTGGGTTGTCGAGGCGTCGTTGACGCCGTTCATGGGATGGCCTTGGGAGAACTGTCGGAAGGCATCGGCAGCGTTGGACGCCCAGTCATGCAGGGGATGGTCGTGCCAGACCTCGAGCTTCTCGTTCCAGTCCTTGCGGTAGCTCATGAGTGCCGGCAGGCCGCCGCGGCCCGACCCAGGAGGACTCTCGCCGCAGCGTGTGCGATCGAAGCGGCAGCGCGACAGGGACTGGCGAACCATGTCGATGCCATCCTGCAGGTTGTCGATCCGTTCGACGAGGACGACCTTGCCCGGTAGCAGATCCTGCAGGACCTGCAGGCGCGTCTTGTTTCCGGTACCGGCCCACTCGATGTTGATGCCGTCGTGCGGCAGGTAGTGCTTTCCGTAGATGTATCGCTTCTCGCGCATGATCCGCACGTAGTGTTCGGCCTGCTCGCCTGACATCTCGTAGAAGTCGATGAAGTGGTGCCACGCGCCGACCTGCTGGTGGAACCAAATGTCGGTGGAGTCGGAGCGGCCGATGTCCCAGAAGGTGTTGACGGGGATGCCAGGGATGATCGGCAGGTCGGTGACCCGGCCTTCCTTCATGGCCTTGGCGATCTCCTTGGCGTAGTAAGCACCCTCGATCGCCTGCTCGAAGGCTTCCTCGGGCGTCGACGGGTGCTCCTGCTTCATCTTGTCGCCCTGCTCCTCCGACTTCTTCGCGTACCAGGCACGCTTTCGGTCGGAGAGGACGATCCCGCTTTCGTTCTCGAGCTTCGTAAAGTATTCGAGGATCTCGGTACCGAAGGTCACGCCCTCCGGGTCCAGCTCGTTGATCGGATCCTCGAACCAGCCGAAGAAGTTGAAGCGGTAGTCGAGCTTTGTCAGGACCGCAGTGCCCGCCTTCACCATGGCGTCCAGCTGGATCGAGCGCTGGACCATCTGGTAGAAGTCGCCGATGCGGCCGTGCGCCGTGGACTCGATCGTGACCAAGGCATCAGGCGAGACCGTGTTCAAGGCACCGGACTTCACCTCGGACGCGCGCAGCGGATAGAACGCGCACATCGGGCCGTATTCAGATATGTGCAGGAACTGCAGCGTGCCCGAGCGGTGGGACAGCGAGACGTAGAGCTTCGATCCGTTGGAGAATTCGAGCTCGCCACCCATGTCCCGCTTGACGATGCGCCTGGCTGCCTTCAGCCAGTCCGGCAGACGGTCGTACGCGAACAGGATCTTGCCCTGGAACACCTTCTCAGCATCGCCCTGCTTGTGCATGACGAGGCCGCACGTCGTGTTCGACCGGAACAGCGCCGTGTCTAGGGCGAGGATCGCGGCCATGGTGGTGATGCCGTGCTGACGGCTCTTCAGCACCATGTTGCGATTGTGGAACCCCGCGAGGAACAGCTCCTGCACGGTGTTCGGCTTGAACATGACGACGTCGCCGTTCTTGTCGACGATCTTGTAAAGATTGCGCAGCCGCCAGTCGCGATCGGCAAGGAGCGCCATCAGCCGCGCCTGGGCATCGGCCCTGGCCGCAGCCTCGTCGTCGGCGTCAATGCGCTCAGCTACCGCCATTGCCGCCTGGCCTCGGTAAGCCTGTGCCGGCGCCGTCGATCGCGGCGAGGATGTCGTTCATCGAATGCGCGACCGGGCCGCCGTCCTTGCCGGTCAACTCGACTCGCTCCTTGAACACGCCAAGATGCTTGCCGATGTTCACCAACGCCTCAGTCTGCCCGTGCATCTTGATCTCAAGGCCGTGCTGAGTCGTCTTCACACCGGCGTACAGGCGACGAGCTTCCGGCGATAGATCGCGGGTGTCTTTGGCGAAGACCCGCTCCACACCGTCGCCGAAGCATTCTGGGCACGAAGGGTTCGGGTCGTTCTTCGGGCTGTAGCCGATGCCTCCTGCCTCGCTGAACTTCCGCGGCTTCTTCCCGTCGACGATCAGCTTCCGGTTCTCGTCCGCGTGGGTTTCCTTCGCCTCCGCCAGCTCGCGGGGCGTGTACTGGAACTTATGTCCCTTGCCCCAGCAGTAGCGACAGCACACACGGTGCAACTCGATGAGCTCGCGCGGATCAGCGTCAGCGATCGCCCGCAGTCGTACCACCACGTCATCGGCTGTGATGCCTACCCGCTCCATGCGCTCGGTCATCTTCGCCTGGACCTTCTCCTGCACCTCGGACGTGGCCAGCAGCTCGGAAGCCGTCTGTCGGGCTGACTGCGCGCTGTAGCCCGCCCGGATCGCCGCCTGCCTGCCGTTGAGGTCGACCAGGTACTCGGCCACGAACACGTCCACGCGGTTGACGCCGTGCACCGCCTTGCCAGCAGCCTTCTTGGCTGCCGGCTTGCTCTTCTTCGTGGTCTTGGCGGGGGATCGAGGCATGTTCGGAAATGTCAGGTCAGCCAGCCGGCTGCGCGCCCACGTCCGAGGCCGCTATCACGATGTCGGCGGTACCGTCGAATGCATGACCAGCGATCTGCCGCGCGGTCGCCAGCTTCGTTGCCGCAGCTGCTGTGCCTCCGGTTGCCAGCGCGCCAACTCCCGCCGCGGTGATCGCGATATTCGCTGTGCCGTCGAACCCGACGCCGGCGATGGTTCGAACCGTGGCGAGTTTCGTAGCTGCTGCCGCCGTTCCGTTTGTCCCGAGCTTCGTCGCCAGGCCATCGGTCAGTTCCTGCGTCGACGCCTTCGCATTGAGCGCGGCCTGCAGGCCGCCGACGTCTGCAATCTGCAGATCGACAGGCGCACCGCCGGCGCCGTCGGGGACACCTTCAATCACCACCTGCACCAGCTTTCCGTTGAAAGCGATGGGCTGGCCAAACGGTTGCCATCCTGCTGCGATCGCGTTGGAGACCGCGAGGCTCAACCCGTCCGGGTAGGCGGAATCAGCAGTTACCAGCTTATATGCCGTGATGCTCATTGAATCGCTCCATCGTTAGTTAGCGGGCGCAGCGGATGGCTTGCGCGCGGAGGGTCTTGTAGGCCTCGGAATCGGACGCCTTCAGATCCAGCAAGGTCTGAGCGCGACCCTTCGGCGAAAGCGTCTGGTAGTTGTCTGGCAGGCCGGCCAACTCGGGAGCAAAACCTTCGAGCGAAGCCCTCAGGCACTCAGCGGGAGCTGGCGCTGGCGGAATCACCGGTAGTTCGATGAGCCGTCGCGGCCCCGTTGTACAGGCGGACAAAGTCGTCGCTGCCAACAGGGTCAGGACAGACGCCAGCATTCGCCGGCAGATCGAAGCGAGCATTGGAGATCTCCAGATGGATGTCGGCCATGGCGGCGTGCGTGCCGGCCTGGTCTTTCTGCAGGGCCAGCGTCTGTCCCTGCTGTGCGGTCAGGTCTGCCTGGCGCCGGGCCAGCCCCTTGCTCACGCCGGCCGTGATCGCATCGGTACGCGCATCCGCCGCGGTCGCTTCCGCCTTCGCGCTGCTGGAACCGCCGGCGCGCCAACCGATGAAGATGCCCAGCGCAAACACCACGAGGACTACGGCCAAGATCGTGGCGGGCTTCATGACTGATCTCCCGTGCAAAGCGAGTACTCCCACTCCCGGCGATCGGGAATGCCCGCGCAGTCGTTCGAAGCAATGCGGCAGTCCTTGCCTCCCGCGTACACCCAGCTCGGGATCTGGGCGCAAGCGCGTTTGTTCTCGCCCGCGTTGAGCAGGCGAGCGGCCGTTGAATTGCAGAAGTTTGCGGTGCCGACGTTGTAGGCGAAGTCGCCCCACGCCCTGATCTCGTGGAACTCGAGCTCGGTGTGCACACACCCGCCCATGTGCCCGAGCATCTTCGTGACGTAGGCCGCCTCGAGGCTGTCGCACTCGGAGGACGTGTACGTCTTTCCTGGGATGACGTCGGGGCCAGTGACGCCGGCGCAGACAGTCCACACACGACCCAACTTGTCCCAGTACGGCACGTACTTCCGACCTTCGTGCGCAGGAAGTGCTGCGACGATGGCCATGACCAGAGCCGCGCTGGCTGCCGTGAAAGTTGTCTTGCCGAGCTTAGCCATCGGCCTTGGGCCTCTTGGTGACCAGGCGGCCAATGAAGGTGGCCACCGAGACAACGGCGCCGGCGATGAACACCCACCGGAGCGGCACAATGCCGACCAGGGGCAGTGCCAGCTTCATTCCGCCGACGACGCACGCCAGCAACGTGTGCGTGGTCGTGGATACGGCGCTCAGCTGCACAGACGCCCACTTCCAGGCACTGCGCCAGTTATCGACAAGCTTGATCATGGAGTGTCACCGTCGTGGTCAATGCCGAGCAGCTGCTCGAGCTTCAATGCGTAGGCCTTCCAATCGGCAGCGTTCCTGCGCGTTGACGTGTTCACCTTTGTCACGACGGGCGCTGGGCATACCGGCACTGGCAACTCAACGCGGACGGTCGAACTCGGCGAAGGCTTTGGTGGCGGCATCGCTTTCGGCTTGGCGGCGCATGCGGTCACCAGGGCGAGGAATAGGACGGCAGCTAGGCGACGATTCACCGGACGGGCCTCGATCGCTGAACTTCCTGCGTAGCAGCTTGCTTCAGGTAGCCGACGTCGAACTCGGTCTGCCGCACCCGCCCGTCGATCTGCTGCAGCGCCACCACGGTGGCGTCACTCACCTTCTGCAGGTTAGCCACCTGGATCGTGGTGTCGTGCTGATCGAGCGTCAGCTGCTCGGTGCTGTGCCTTGCGACCTTGATGTCATCGCGCATGTCTCGTATGTAACCCGTGGCCAGCGCGATCGATCCGGTGACTGTCGCTGTGACGAGTACCTTCGCAACGATCCACGCCAGGCGTACGGCGGCAGCCTCACCGAAACGCTGGAGAGCCCCGAGCTGGGTGTTGGGTGAATCTTCGGACATGGGCTTTTCCTTGGTGGCGAGAAAGGCTCATGCCTTGAAAAGGATGCGGCGGACGCGCGACGTCCGGCCCGGGGAGGTGGGCCGGCTTATCGATCTAGGGGGTAACGTCTTTTGTAAGTCACAGCGCCGCTGCGTCTCACGACGCTGCATGGTTGGCGCGTTCTGCCGGCCGCAATGCGGAAACGAAAAAGCCCCGGCGCACATCGCGTCGGGGCTTTGAATCTCGGAGGGATTCGTGGTTGTGGTGATTTGTAGGGCGTGTGCACGCCGGTGTCAACATGTGCGCGCACTTCGATACGTGTGCGCGTGATGTGCGGATCATGTGCGCGTCGTGTGCGTATCGATGTGCGTGAAGACTGGCTATAGCGCCTTGATTGCCTGCATGGCGCCCTCGCCCGCCTGTGTTTCCAGGAACCCAGCGATCCACTCATAGAGGGCACGGTAGGCGCTCTCGTTCATGCGCACGCCGGAAGCGGCTTCCCTCCAAGGGCGCGATGGTCGGACGAGCGCCATGTCGTGAAACACATCGTGCAGCACGAGCCTCACGCGGTACTTCCGGTGGTCTTCGACCAGGCCACGCATCGTCGGGTTGTTACGCAGATCGACCAGGATCATTGGCGCGGCCAGCTCCTGGATCTTCGGCCATTCGGCAGCCGTCTGGCACGAGAGTGCCAGCGCCAGGCACTGCATCAACGGGTCAGTGATGTACCTGAGCGCGTACGACAGATCCTCGGCGCCGACAGACAGGCTGCGTGACCCGCGGCCCAGCGCTGGCTCGCGGAAGGTGCTTCCTCCGGCGAGGCGGGAAAGACGTTCGATCGCGCCGCGGCCGTCGAGCATGGACGTTTCGAGGGCGCGTCGCGGGCCTCGGGAATTGCGGGTGGTCATCAGGCAAGCGTGATCCGGATCGGGTAGTGGTGTTCGACCTCGCGCTTCTTGAGGCGGAAGACCTGCGTCTCCCTGCCCTTCACGTCGACGTACTCGGCGAGGCGGTTGGGATCCTTGAAGAACACGAGGAAGTCGATGACGTAGCGTGTGCCGCCCGGCAGATATATCGGCACCTGGCGGAGGAAGTACCAAACCTCGCCTGCAGCCTGGCGCAGCTTGAGCTGCTCGTAGTACCGAGCCTCTTTCTTGCTATCGAAACGGATGCTGTCGACGGTCGTGGGCTTGTTCTTGTACTTGCGCTGCGGCTCGGTTGGCGCTGGCGCCTCCGCTGCCTTTGCCTTCCCCACCTGGGCCTCGATGCGAGCGCGCAAGGCCAGTGGCAACACGTCCATGCTGGTAAAGCGAAGACCGTTGCTCACCCGTGTTCGCCTAGACCCGCGGCGGCGAGGCGCAGCCGTACCTTCTCGCGAGTGGTCGAGAGATCCTGCAGGAACCGGCTCACGCACTCGATAAGCAGGTCCTGCCCGTCGAGCAAGGTTGCCACCTGGTCGCGTGACATGCTGCCGAGCTCGTCGCGCGCGCGGCCAGTGGCCACCCGCATGTCTGGGATCTCGGCCGGCGGCGGTGGTGGTGGTGTCTTGTAGGAGCCAGCCTCGGTCACCTGATAGGCCGGCGTCGTGCGCCGTGCGCGGCCGTCATAGTCGGTACCGGCCTTTCGGACGAGACCAGCCTTTTCGAGCAGCTGCAGGCGCGCAGCGACGATGCGGCGGGTGAGCGCAGCTGTCTGTGATGATGTCCAACCAATGGACAGCGCCATACCCATCGCGAGGTCCAGCAGCGTGTCGCTGTTCGCGGGCTTTGACTCCCTTGCCAGCGCGGCCAGGAGCAGATCGTCGAATCTGTCAGCCGCCATGACCAGCCTCCTCGTCACGTGATCGGTACAGGAGCTCGCGAATCTGGGACATATGCGCCTCCACGACGTGGTCGGGTGCGGGCACCGGCTTCTCACGCTTCTTCGACGGCCCTGCGAGGTATCCAGCTGGCGCAGGTGGCACGTCACCGCCCGACATGATGTGTTCGCGCGCCAGCCCGTATGCATCGCGTACCGCGAAGGTAAATGACTTCGGGTCGTCGTGGTCGAGTCGCCAGGTATCGATGTTCCTAAGCACCAGGCGAATGAAACCCTGCAGCCACGGATCGTCGGCCTGGTCCTGGCGTCCGAGCAGCAGCTGCACGCGCGCCAGCGGGGGCACGCCAAGACACATGGCGCGGAACTCGGGCAGCGTCGGAGGAAAACCGTTCGCGCTGAACACTGCGCGCCGCACGCCAGCGGCGATCGACTGCGGTGAGAGACCAGTGAGGCCTTCGGCCCACACGATGCCTGCGTCTGTCAGCCCTACGTTGCCCGACGCCTTGTCCGCGTCGTCGCGCTCCGGGGAATCTCCGAACGCACTCGCCCACCGGTATCCGTAGATGCCCGTCATCTTCGACCACAGGTGACGCAGGATCCGTCGCTCAGCCGGCGTGAGCGTCGGCTGATTCCCTTTCCCGCTCGAGTTCTTCGTCACGGGCGTCTGCCTCCCGTCGTTTGCGTTCTGATCGAGCAGCGACTGATTCATTTTTCGGTGCTTGACGTCCACCAGCGTCGCCGCGACCTGTTTGGCCTGCTGCATCGAAGTTCCCCTGCGAGAGATTGAAGTCGGCGGCGCGGCCCATCAGGGTCGCCGCGAGGTAGTTGAGCTTCGGAACCTGCCGGTTCGCCTTCGGGCGGCGCTGGAGCTCGAGCGCGGTGTCCACCGCCTGCTCGACCGTGGCGCCAGCCGCCACCAGCTGCAGGAGCTCCACGCGGCTCGGACTGACGTCGTTCATGCCCAGATCGCGCAGCGCCTTAGCCATCGCGATCAACACGTCGCGATCGACGGCGAGTGGGGGCACGCCCTCCCCTTCCTCAGTCTCCTCGCTTGGAGAGGAGTTACCTATGGAGTTAGCTTTACCTGTCCCTGTCCCTGTCCCTGTCCCTGTCTTAGCCGTGTCAGGTCCGTGACCTGTCACAGTGACATGTGCGTGACCTGTCACGGATGAGTCACGCATATCGATCGGCAGGTCGTGGTCTTGCACCATCGTGCGCAAGACGGACGTCTTGACGTTCCACTCGGGCACGATGCCGATCGCGCGAAGTGCTTCGAAGGCTCGCTTTCGCCACTGGCGCTCGCGAGTCTTTCGATCCTTCTCGTTCTCCTTGCCTTCCCGATATTCCTGACGCTCGGCCCAGGCTTCCAGCGCCTTATCGGCAACCACAGGGTGGTACCAGCGGCCATCGCTGCACATGACAAAGCCACGCAGGGCGCCCTTGCGGACCTTGCGCCAGCCCTTTACGTCACGCGCGTAGCCCGCATACGCGGCGAGCGATAGCTCATCGTCGGGAAGGCTTGCCGCCGGCACTTGGTTCCAGGAGGCACACCACAGCAACACCGCCGCGCGAAACTCGTCGCCGGTGGCGCTGATCGACAACTGGCTATCTCGCAGTCGGTTAACGTCCAGGGGCATGAAGGGCATGCCCCTTAGATCGACGTCGTTGGGAACGAGTGGCTCCATCCTTACGTCGCCCCACTTCGATCGCGGTCCATCAGAAGCCTCCCGGCGAGGGCTCGTCGCCGAGCGAGAAGCGTGTGGTCTGGCCGGGGATGCCGCGACCTGGTGGCGCGTCGGCGCCGAGACGGGCGAGCTCTGCCGTCGCCTGGGCGAGCATCGCGGCGTGCGCCTCTGTGGCCGTGGCGATGCGCTCGAGCAGCGACTGCCTACGCTCCTCGGTCGGAATGCGTCGGACTTCGAACCCGAGATCTCGCGCCATCGCGAAGAACAGCTCGTGGCGCTCGAAGTGCAGCATCAGCGCCCAGACCTCGCCAATCTTGAAGTACGCAGGCTTGCCCGGGTTGAGGCAATCGTTGAAACGGCTGATCGCGGCGTCCTGGGATAAACGCTCTCGATCCCAGAATCCCTCGTCGAACAGCACCTCGATCATCCGGCGCTTCGTAGCGCCGTCGACGTCGAGCGTTGAGCGCAGGGCGTCAAGACCCCGCTGCATCCACTGTGCATCAATGCGCATGGTGCAACCTCGGAATGGCTGTGTCGGACGCACTGCACGTCTGGCCAGGAGCCGGACGTACGGCGAATGAGGTGACAAGCGCCAGCACAACGCCGGCGATGAAAGCGAACGGAAGCGCCAGCGAGGGCGACGGCGTGACATTCGAAGGGCTCGGCGATGGCCGGGCCTGAGCATTGCTGAGCGGCGCGTCGCGCATCCCTACTACCCCTACAAAATGTGGCTTTAATGGCTGTGGCAGACTTGGCAGATGTCTCTGATGCCAAGGAATGCCCCATGCCTGTTGCGTGCGCGCTCGGCCTCGCCGCCTGCCTGAACTTCGCGGGCGCGGACTATCCGGCTCAGACGGCCCTTGAGATCCTTGACGAGTGCGACCAGTTGGTGGATCTCCCCACGGCTTCGTTCGTCCAGCACGTGCCCGAGAGCACTGCCGACGTGCGCAGGGCGGCCATGGCGAGCTGGGGCGCCGCGACCGGTGAAGCGTTGCGAGACAAGGGCCTCAACCTCGAATGGCCCCCGGGGCCGGCGCAGCGTCAGGCAGCCTGGGGCGCGACGTGCCGCCTCTTCGAGCAGGCCTTCAACGACCGATCCCACTGGTCGCACCTCGAACACTGGCCGAAATAGGCTGTTTGGCCACCGCGGCCGAGGATTGCTGAGGATGTGGGCGCTCATGTTTACTGCGCCTCCGACGGCCGGATTCCAGCTGGCAGGTAGCCACCGGACGCGGACTGATCGGGAACAGGGGCGGCGCCGAAGGTCTTGGGGCGCAACTGATACCGAGTAACGAACCCGCCGACCACCTGCTCCATGGGGACCACCTGATCGGGCGGAACGCTTTTGCGGAGCCGCCACATGCTGACCTGGTTGGGAGGCACCCCGAGAGCCCGCGCCATCTTCGAGACGCCACCGACATGTTGAATCGCCAGATCAAGAGCTTGAAGGACCAAGTCGGCAGCAGCGGCGTCAGCCTCGGCGTCGCGGGGACAAGGAACCAGGTCAGGAGCAGTGAGGGTCATGCGCTCATTGTCACGCAACGTGACATTCTAAGCAACACGTTGGGAAACATGGGTGATGGCGGCTTCACCGCAAAGCGCGAACCATCCCGCCCCATGGATCCTCATCTGCTCGGCGCACGAATCGCCAACGCCCGAAAGAGCCTCAACCTGACTCAGGAGAGGCTCGCGGCCCACCTCGGCTACGCGTCGACCAGTCGGCTGGGCAACTACGAAAGCGGGAACCGCATCCCTTCGCTTGCGGATCTCACCGAAATCGCCAAGGCGCTTGGGTACACGCTCGACGTGCTGGTCGAAGGCGACGAGATCCTGGGCGAAGAGCGTGCACCGACCATCCGCGGCGACATCCCTGGCCACGTGCAGATCGATCGATTGGCCGGGTTCGACAAGCACACTGGGCCAAACGAGCTCTACCTACCTGAGTTCCTCGTGCGCCAGCGTGTGCCTCATGCGAACCTGAAGAACGTCCGCTGGATCCGAAATCCGACCACCGTGATGCGACCACGTATCCAACCGGGCGCCTTGGTGCTCGTAGATGTAAGTCACAGCGACCTGGACCAGGTCATGGATGGGGAGACATACGCTGTGCGCCTGTACGGTCGTCCCGACATCCGGCGGATCCAGCTCATGCCGGGCGATGAGTCCATTCGCCTGGTGGGCGATCGCGAAACAGACAACCGTTTCGAGCTGGCGCGCGCTGACTACTCGAAGCTCGAGATCGGCGGCCTAGTCATAGACTGCCTGTAATCCATAGACTGGCGTTCATCCCAGTGGTAGCGTTCGCGGCCGGGGAGTCACCTTGCAGAACATTCAATGATTGACCGTGCAGTGGATGCTTGGGGCGCGCGCAGCGCATTGGCAAGGAAGGCCGCACGGGCTTTGAGTCACGTTGCCATTGCGGCGACCTATGCGCTTGCTTATCTGGCGCTTCGCGAGACGTCAAACGACCAGTGGTATCTGCCGGCTGGCCTTCGCTTCGTCATGTTACTCATCACCCCGACGCGATACTGGCCCGCGTTGTACGCCGGCGACATCGTTGCGCTGGGCCTATTCCGCATTCCCATGATTCCGAGCGACGGTATCGCTTGGGTGACGGCCTCGGTCTTCCCGGTGTGGCCCGCCGTAGCCGCGGTCGTGTACCAGCTTCGGAAGAAGTCGGCGCTCCCGCACATTCGCACGGCCATGGACGCCGGCTGGTTCGTCATCGCCGCACTGATTGCTGCAGAGCTGCCAAGCTTTCTCAACAAGGCATGCTCTGCCCTTCTGAGGCACAGCGCTGGCGCGATGAAGTTCTCGGACCTCTTCGTCTACACGATGGGCCACCTGCAGGGGATCCTGCTCTTCTCGTTCGTCGCTATCTGCATTTTCGGCAAATGTGTGGATCCACGGCGCGAGCGCATGCTCCGGATCGAGGCCGGGGTCACTATCGTGCTTTCGCTCATCCTCGCTGCGGCTATCTCCGCCGCCACCACCACTAGCGCCGATACGAACCTCGTCCAGGGCATGCGCATGCTGTTGCTGGTTCCGGCCGTCGCGATGTCGGTCCGCTTTGGCTACCGGGGCGCGTGTGTCGGTGCTGTGGCATCCAACGTGGCGCTCTTCTTGACCATCCCTCACCAAGACGCCGGTCTCAGCGACCCGGGAGCGCTGGTGATGCAAGAGGCCTTCGCCCTGATCGCCTGCTCCATGTTCGTGCTCGGCGCCCGGATCTACGAGCGAATGCATGAGGCAACAGGGGCGAGCAACGCCGAGCGCGCGGCACGCCACCTGGCCAAGGCCAGCTTCGACTCCAGCGAATCGCTCATGCGCGAACGCGCCATTCGGGCCGAGGAGCTCCAGACGAGCAGCCGCACGGCCATGCAGTCGACGATTAAGTGGCTCAGGGCACAGGGCCATTCCGAGGTCGCCATGGGCTTGGTGGGTATCGCCCACAGCCAAGCCGCAGCCTTTCAACAGATCATCGTCGATGCCCTTTACCCACTCACGCTCGAGCGCGACGGCCTTTACGCGGCGCTGAACTCGGAGGCATTTCACCTACAGTTCGACATGGCATCCGTGGAGTGCAATCTCGACCTCCTGGGCTCGGCCCAGGATCTCCCGATCGCGACCCAGCGCGCTGTATACCGTGTGATCGGCGAGTCGGTGGACTATCTGCTCGCCTCGATTCCCACAAGCATGCAGATCCGCGTGCGCTGCACGACCCGCAATGGGCGTGGCCACGTAAGCATCGCTCTCTACGCTCGCGATCCAGCGGTGACCACGAGGTCGTCGGTAGACACTGCTCGCCTGGCCGGCCTTCGCACGCGCGCCTTGGCCTACGAGGGATCGTTTCACAATAAGCCGCACCGTATCCGGGTCATCCTCCTGGACGAGGCGATGGAACGGCACGGGATACCAACGCTGCGAGGGCACGTCACCCGAAGAGCTCAACGCGCTCAAAAAGAAAAGGCCCCGTGAGGGGCCTTTTCGTTTCTAGAGCTCGAAGCCTTACTTGACGAAGACCTGCCAAGTGACAGTGCCGTCGGCATTGGTGACAACACCCACCACCGAGTAGTCGTCCTGATACACCACCACCGCAACTGGCGGCGCAACGGCCACTTGCTGCACCACATCGCTGCCGATCGGCAGCGCCAGCACTCGGTCGCCCACAACGGTATACGCAGCGCGCGGAACGCCGGTGGCGTCGGTCAGCTCGACATAGCGCACCGTATCCCGCGTGAAGACGTACACGCGCCAATCCGGCGCCGCCGAAAGGTTCTGTGCTTCCGGGGCTGCCTTGCCCAGGTCCGTTTGCGTCGGCACCGCCATCGCATGCGGCTTGCCGTTGTCCCCCGAGGCGCAGCACGGCAATTCCGCGTGGGCACTCAATGACACACCTAAACCGGTAAGTAACAGCGCAAATCCGATCCGTGAGAGCTGGGCGCGTCGCATCTTGGAGAGCCTCCGATGGGTGAAGTTTCATGAATGCTTGATAAACGATAGTCACGCAACGTGACTGGCTGACTTGCCCTAAATGTCACGTTCCGTGACTATATCGGTGTCACGGGGCGCAACAAGCGTGTGGTTATACCACCGCCGTCCCAGTCTGCCACGCTCATTGGGGGTTCGCTCATGCACGCTCAGCCCACGCGGTTCCCGCGGCCGGTCGACCGGTACCGCGACGTCCAGTCCGGAAATGCCCTGGTCACTCTGGACTCCGAAAGCAACGTAGTTCGGCTCCGCTTCCCCGTTTCCGACGTCGGTCCGCCCGACGACCCCGCCGCCCCGGGCGCGGACGGCACACCTCAATCCATCAGCGCCGCCCAGTTCGGCGTCTTGATGGCACTCCTCATCGTCGCGACCGCCTTCGTGTGGATCGGCCTGCTCCTGGACGGTCCGCGGTGAGCGCCCGGACCTACACGGTCGGCAAGGCGCGCGTCCTCGAGCTGCCAGGCGTTCTCGATCTGGTGATCAACCTCAAGTCCTACCCGGCGAGCCTTCCAGAGATCTCCGTCGGGCTGTTCGAGCCGATCACCGCGGGGCAGGCGTTCCGCCCCGCCCTTGCCTGGTCCTGGGGCTCGCGCTGCGTGCTGCAGGACGACGCCCAAGGAAACGAGGCGCATGCCGCGCTGTGGATCGCTGACACCCAGTTCCGCGTAGCGACGACCGACGTTCCTCTCCTCATCAACTTCCTTGGCGATGCCCTTCGGGATGGTCGCCACGACACCACCGCGAGGGCCAGCGCATGAGCGCCTATATGGAAATGATCTTCATCGACTCGGACCACGATGCCCGAAAGACTGGGATCGGCGCCGAGTTCGACACCGACCGTTTGACCAAGCTTGCGTTCGACAGCATCCGCCACCTGGCCGTGCCCATCGAAACGGCAGCCTTCATCGTCGACTACTACGACCCGGAAGGCGATCTCACCGACAGCATCGCGGTCTCTCGCGACGGCTTTCGCGAGATCACGAACCAGGAGCCACTATCCGAACAGGAGTACGTGCAGATCGACATAGCCTATTGGGCGACTGCGCGGGCCCGCATGCGTCACGCTCGTCGCCAGCGCATTACCCCGGCCCTTCGGGTGGTCGCATGAGTACCGAAGTGCAGAAGATCGATGTGTTGGCGCTGATCGACCTACAGATTCTTGTGGGTGAAGCGGCCATACAGGGCGAGCGCGACGAAAGCGGCCCAAACGTCGCCGAGGTGGAAGCGGCCCATGAAGCCAATGTGCGCAACCTTCACGTCGCACGTGCCGCCGTCGCCGAGTTGATCGCCGTCGCCACCAAGTTCAACGGCCTGCTCGGTGGCCGATCGATCCCGGACAACATGACCGTGCACAACGTCCAGATCAAGGCGATGGACTTCTATCGCCTCCAGGAGTCACTGAAGCGTGTCAGGGGTGCCCCATGACCCGTGTACGCAAGTCACCCGCTCAGCTGCAGCGCGAATGCGACCGCTTCAACCAGCAGTGCCCGATTGGTACGCCCGTCATCGTCACACGTGACGGCGGCGAGCAGTTCCATTCCACCACCACGACGGTGGCGCAGGTCCTCGGCGGCCATACCGCTGTGATCTGGGTGCAGGAAGGCCGCAGCTGCATCCCGCTCGACCGCGTCAAGCCGGCAGTCCGCGCATGAGCTGCCTCGCCGTGTCCGAGCTTTCCGTTTCTGAGCAGGTCGAGCTGACCCTCGCGATGTCCGACAGGACGATTGCGAGGGCAGCCGAGGTGCTCGCCACTTTCGATCCGCGGGTACCCGGGTTCTCCCCCCTGTCCACCGCAACTCGCCCCCGCGGGTCGAATCTTCCTCCGCAGGAGGCTTCACGCATGATCGAGCGCCAGCTTCAGAACCACCCGCCGTTGCGCGTGTGCAACTGCATCCGTTGGCCGCACATGTACGAGGCCCGCGGGAACAATGCCGTGCGCTTCTACGTGGAGTGCGCTCCGTGCGAGATCCGTTCGCCGCGGGTCTCCACGCCCGAGGCTGCCGCCGAAGCCTGGAATGCCCGCGATCTGGTCCCCTTCAGCGTCCAGGCGGTCGCGTGATGCTCACGAGCGTAACCGTCACGAAGATCGTGGAAGTCGAGGTCGATATCGACACCGAGGTCGATA